CTCTTCTCCAGTTTTTGCATTTCCTGTACGTATTTTTCCAGCGGCACGCCAAGTTTTTTGGCCATGGCGACTGCTGACTGCTTCACTACGATCTTCTTGGATCCAGTGCTGCGAGTTGCTGGCGCTACGACAGCTGGAGGTTTCTCGCGCTGGGGTTTTGGCTCCGGCGCAGCGGCCTCATCTCGTTCCTCAAAATACTCTGGGAATCGACGACGCATTGTGTCATCGACCTTCTTCCAGTATTCGTCAGTCGATGGGTATGAAGTCCCGTACTGACTGACCAACTTCTGATGCAAGCCCAGAGCCAAGCTGGTCATCTCCTCGTCCTTACCGAACCAATCGTTGCGCTCTTGCCACGCAACTGCCCTCTGGTCAGGACGAGACACTGGAATTTGCTGCGGTTGTACCTCAACTTCTGGATCTTGTCTAGACGGAACAAATTCCGAGACCTTCTGGAGTTTGAACTGAGCTTTGTTCAGTTTCTCCTGCGCGGCCAAGATCAGGTCAGAATCGCCCATGTCGTAGGCGTCCTTGTACTCCTTCTTGGCTGCTTCCATCTCCAGTTCGGCCGCAGTCTTTGCCGTTTCCACAAACACCTGCTCACCTTGAGTCAGCCGGCCTTTGAGGTTTTTGTTCTCCTCTATCAGCCGCTGGGCATACGCCAGCGCCTCCTGCTGCTCACGTAGAGCCTGTTCTTTCTCCCGGCGCTCGTCGTGCCAGACCTTCTTCATCTGCTTCAGTCTGGTCTTGACATTCTCCGAGTACTCTTCAAGCTCGTCGCTCTCAAGTTCCTCGACGATCTCCTTGGGCATCGGCTCTTTGCCACGATCTTCCGGCGGGGTATCGTCCTCTATCTCAAACTCAAAATCCTCTTGAGCCGAAGACTTTGTCTCTTCCTGCTCGTCGGGGAACTTAAACTCGTCTTCCTGCATTCTTGCCATTTGTTTCTCCTTTGTTAAGCCCTGCTAATCCCGCGAGGATCCTGTACTACGGCTTCGACCACATCATCATTAATGAGGCGGAACTCTCTGCCATGGATCTTCAGACGGGTGCCGGTATTGGGACGGGCGAGAATGAAATCCCCTTCCTTGCACCACGGGCCATTCGGGAACCGCTTTTCATCTTTGTAGCAATCGGGTCCCATCTTGACGACGAAGAACACAGTTGCCAGCACCTGCTCAAAGTTGATTGTTGAGTCAGCCTTGATCAAACCGCTTTCAAACTTGTCCTCGATGTCCGGCAACGCTACCAGGATGTGGTACCCGGTCGGCTCCGGCAGTTGTTTTGCTTTCTCTTCCGCTGTTTCTGGCAACGTAGAGACCTCGCCATCTTGGCTGGCGATTAAAAATTCACTCATCAGAAAACTCCATTTTCTTTGCAAGGTCTAGGATGAAACCCTCTGTGATCGATAGACCTCGAATCTCGCCGCAGAGTTTTTGATACTCGGAGTAATCTTTAGCCGCGCTGTTGGACACGGCCTCGACCACCTGTTCCCGCTTGTCACGTACCTGTTTGAGGAGCACTTCAAGCGTCTTATCCATAAGTTAGCCTTTTTGTTTGGTTGGCTTCGGTTGTGGACGAAGCATATCCATACGATCTTTGGCTATCCTGCTGCCAATTTCCACTCCTTTGATTTCTGTCTCGGCATCCAAGCGAGCCTTTTCGGAGGCTGCTTTTACTCCTGCCTGTAGACCAGCAATACGCTCTTGAGCCTCGATCCGAGCTTTCTCGATCTCGATGCGATCTGCTTCTGCCGCAGCATCCATCGCGAGCTTCTGCTTCTTGATCTCGATCTCTTGAGCTTTCAGCGCCAACTCTTGTTGCTGCATCTGCACCAGCGGGTCTTGAGCCGCTTGCTGTGCCTGCTGTTGCGCCGCTTCCGCCTGACCCTTTTGCAGCAGTTTTGATGCTGCGGCCGCCATCATGCGGGATACCTCTACTTCCATCTCTTCCGGCAACTGCTTGTCTATATCCGGCAGCGGGACTCCCAACTGTTTCTCTATTTCTATGCGGTACTGGAAGGCTACGTGCTCATTGATGTGCGCCATCATCGCCGCTTGGATCATCTGTGCTTTCGGGTTTTGGCCAATAAGCTGCGCGATCTTCGGATCCTGCATAGCAGATTGATGGACAGTGATATGTGCTTCGTGATCCTGATAGATGAACGCCTTGACCGGCTTGCCGTTCAGGATGTTCATGTTCTCGCGCACGGGGTCGGTAGGCTTGACATCCTCTGCGCTGGGAACCAGCTTGCCGACATTCTTGATTCCTAGAACATCCAACATCTGACGGTTCAACTCCACCATGTCATAGATCTGCGGATTTTGTGCCGCCATCTGCATCACAGCCTGATACTGCACAACCTTCTGTGCCATCGTGGCCGAGTTAGGATCACTGACTGGTATGACATCTACATCGTCGTAGTCTGACTTCTTCGCACGCGGCGTGCCTTCGGCCGGCATGTAGTCATACTCGTCCGGGGTGTAGTCACGAATGATTTCCTTCAGCAGCTTCAGCTCTTGCTTCATCGCGTAGTGGATACGCGCCTGCACTGCCGACATGACTTTGAGCGTGCGCTCTAAGATAGCCAGCGTCGTACCAACAGGAGAGTTGGCCGACATGTCTGCGATCTTGAGATCAGCCGCAGCAGCAAACCGGCGGCCTTCCTCAACGATCTGATTCATCAATCCAAGGAGGACTTGGCTTGGTTCTTTGTAGGGGAGGGGGAGGATGTTGTCGCGGATTGTGCCGGCGGCGACGTCCACATCTCTGAACTCGCCGGGAGCAATTGGAGTGTCATCCCCTTTGACTCGCATACCCTTAGTCTTAAGACCTCCCGGCAGGTTCGATAGAGTGCCAGCATCAACAAGCTGCCTAATAATAGAAGTACCAGACTTAGCGAAAGCACCGATAAGATGAATAAGGCCGAAGGCATAGAAGCCAAATCCGGGAATATATGGGTAGTGAACAAAGTGATTCCTCTTCTGATACGTTCTGTCTTCTGGCCGCCAGTTGCGTCTGATAGCCAGAATCTCTTGTGAAGTTTTTTCGATAGTCACAATGTATGGCAGACCAATCTCTGTCTTGTCGCCATCATCATCAACATCTTCGTAGCCTGGCAGATCCAGATAAACCTGCATCTCCAGCAGCTTGTACCGATCATCCGTCGTGGCACGGAATCCCATCTTCTCGGCAATCTCGCGCTCGATATCGTCCAGCGCATTCTCAGGATCAGGCAGATCAATGTCACGATAGAAGCCAGCAACCATCAGCCGGCGCATCTCGTTCTTTGTCTTCCTCATCACATGTGTCACACGGGGCGATGACTCAAGATTGCTCGCACCGTACGGCACCACCACATCCTCTGCCGGCACAAATACTGACACCTGCCTGCCCAGCGACGGATCAAAGTACACTTTCTTGAACGCATTACCAGCCAGACCCAGACCCCACAACATGCGCTCATGTTCAGGACGGTATTCCTTCATGACTTCCGTCAACTGGTAGTTCATATCGTCACGAACACGCTCGGCTGCATCGCGCTTCTCCGGCGTTTCTTTGCCGATGATCTTTGTCTTCACCGGCCCCGACGCTGGAAAGGTTTCCATGATCGTCTCAGCCTGAAACTTCACTAGAGCTTCCGACAACAGCGGGTGATACACACCGCACGCTCCCTCCCACGGCTCGGATCTTTCTTCGATCTTCATGCCGAGGAGTTCCAAACCATCAACATACGTCTTCATCCAGTCTTTTCTGGAATCGATGTCGTCTTGGAAGTCGCCGAGCAGGTCGCCTGCCAAGCTTTGTAGCTGGCCATCGTCCATTTCTTCCGCGAGGTTGGCGTTGAAGTCGTCCTCGTCGTGGACTTTGCCCATCTCGATTTCTAGATCGCCGATGCCTATAGATACAGACTCAGGATCTTCGATCTCGATCTCAATAGGCTCGTCATCCATCATGTCTTCGTCCATGCCGGCCGGAAGTTGGTACAGCGCCTTGTCAATATTGGTTGCCATTTGTCATCCTTAGTAGTAAACGCGCCTGCGCCGCAAGCCCATAGGCTCATCTTCCTCGTCAGACCCAAGCCGCAAGAATCCACCCTGCCTAAATCGCATCAATGCCTGTACACCGGAGTCCACAAGGTCATCGTGTTCCGCGTTCGGGAACCGGGCGAACTCTTCTATTACCTCTTCCGCCCAGCGTTTGTCAGGTGCCCACACTTTACCGGAAGAAAATAGGTCTGTAACGCTGTTAAGACGCACGAATTTGTCGTTGCCGCGTGTAGGCGTGAAGTCTTGGACCATCACACCCATCCTTCGCAGCTCAAATATCAGTGGAGCACCCGCCGCCTTGGCTTCAATAATGCAGGCATCCGGTTCCCAGTCGTCGTATAGCTCTTTTGCCCGCTGTTTTAGGTCAGGAAACTCTACTTTCCCCTTCCAAGCGTCCAGCAAAATGATGTTTACGTCGCTTTCGTCCTCGTCTTTGTGGAAAACACCCCATGTCGTACACGCAGAATAGTCACTCCGCTGGTTTTTTGTGTACGCAGTGTCCCAAGATTGGATAATAAACTCGCACGGAGGCGCTCTATCGCCCTCCCACAGCCGCCACCAGTCCCGTTTTACCAGCGCACCCTCTTCTCCAGTGGGTTTTTGCTGGTACTGGGCGTTCCATTTGTACGGTGGAAGCTCTTCTTTCAGCGCCAACAGCTCGTCTACCGGCCAAAACTCAGGCCATAGGCTGTTCCCGCTCGGTAATATTGCCGGGAATTCGATAACTTCCCACTCTGTCGCGTCACTTTTCAGTACTCTGCCGGTCAAATCCTTGTCTGACCAGCGTGTCATGACTACGACAATCGCTCCTCCTGGCTGCAAACGCTGCCGTGGGCCTGATGTATACCATTCGTACACACTGTCAAAGACGGACGGGTCGCCTTGGGCAAGTCTGGCCTCTTGTTCGGAGTGTGGATCATCAATAATAAGGAGATCAGCGCCTTTACCAGTAACAGTGCCACCAACACCAATAGCAAAATAGTCGCCGCCGTGGCTAGTTGCCCAACGACCCGCCGCCTTGGAATCCGCCCGCAGGCCGACTCCGGGAAAGATTTTTCCATACTGATCACTATCTACAAGGTTCCTGACCTTACGACCAAATCCGACAGCTAGTTCGGCCGTGTTGGATGTCTGGATAACCTTCTTGCCCGGGTGATTGCCCAAGAACCACGCCGGCAACATATAAGAAGCGAACTCGGACTTCGTATGTCGAGGAGGCATGTTGATGATCAGGCGCTTTAACTTCCCTGCCGCTATCTCCTCGAACTTCTTGGCCATGATGGCGTGGTGCCGGCCATGAATAAATCCCGGCCACATTTCATGCACGAAAGCCATGAACTTCTTCTGCGCTTTTTCCCGTACCAGCGCATCTTTGTACTGGCTCACCTGCTCCAGCAGTTTCTCCTGCTCGGCCGGCGGCAGCTTATTGATCAGTTCACTCAGATCCATTATTGGCTCAGTGCCATCTGTTGCGCCGCTATCAGGCTATCCCGCTGGACAGGCTTATCCAGCCGACGCTGTATCTTTGCCAGCGTAGGATATATAGACACCGGCCGAAAGTATCGCCGGCCAGACTTCTGCTCCTTGTACACCTGGTACAAAAGAGAAAACGCCTCCAGCAGCAATTCCTCGTCTCTACTCATTCCAGATTCCTAAACTGGATATACACCGGCCGCACACTCCGCCCGCTGCCCTTTACCTTCTTCAGCACACCCAACTTCACCAACCTGTTAATAATCTCACTCGTATTCCCCATCCCACCCTTCTTACGTATCTCACAAATATCCCGTATAGAAGGACCAAACCCATACTGCTTCCACCACTCGTCCACCACCAAAAACACTTCCTTCTGTGCCGGCGTCATACCAACCTCCAAACACTCCTCGTACGTCTTGTCCTTACGCTTGGCCACCATCTCACGATTTATCTCCACCGCTCGTGGTAACGTTACCACAATGCTCATTTGGCAACTCCATCATTTTCGCCAAAAATATCCCCCCCGGGGGTATCGATTTCGGAAGGCAAGGGGGGGTCTTCGGAAAATTCTTGGGAGGGTTTGTGTGGAATAGTATGTACATGCGAGTCGGAGTCCCATTCAGCATTTGGGGTGGTGGGGGCGTGGTGGGGTTCCGCGCCGGCCGCATCATCACCGGACAATTCCGCCAGCAATGAGTCAGCGTCTACGTCGACCGCATCCTGGCTGCCTAGCATCATTGTTTTTAGCTGGTCAAGTATCTGTGAACGCAACTCCCCAGAATCCTTAACGTGTTCTACGCGCTTTGTCTCGCGGAACGCATCAACGCCGACCAATTGGCCGATAGAACGCACCGCCTGGACGCGCGTAGCTGCTTTTTCCTCTGGGTTTGTTGCTATCTCGGCAAGCGTGGAAATCACGATTGACCGCAAGCCGGCAGCGGAATGTAGCGCCGCTAGCTGATTTGCGCGTTCTATGCGCTCGACTTCCGCTTGTATCCTGATATCAGCCTTCAACCTGGACGCGTTATCGCCCGCTGTTTTCGGCTTTGCCTTGTTGCTGTAGACCATTCTGTACGCCTGTGCGCCTGTTTCACCCAATGCGACTGCTTCAGCGAACTTCCTCATTTTGGGAGTCAATGTGCCCTTTGGTAAGCGCATCGCCTGTTCTATCCCTTTGGTCTTTACCTGAGCCTTAATCGCTTTTCTGTTCATTGTGCACCGCTGTTCGCTTTGCTCACTACTCACCGCCGTCCAGGTTGCCCCGCAGCCGCGCCCTATTGCCGCGCACGATACCGGAACAAATACAGAAAATCAATCACCCGCGCCAAACCGATCAATAAATACCATTGAAAAACCTATTGCATCACCCTTGACAAATGTATTGCATGGCCTAATATCCCTTCCATGCGCTGCACCCAGTAGCGCGTTTCTGGAGAACTCAAATGTTTTGGATTGTCACCCATTGGGAAACCATACAACGGCCATCTGGCGCAATACAGCAGATACACCTAGAAGCCGAGGATGGCATCGCCCTTGTACTAGAACGCCCTGCTAGCTTCGATGAAATAAAGAAGGCCGATTTATCAGCCCTCGCGCTGGCGCAGTACGATGTAAAGATAAACCCCAACGATATCGACTAAGAAAGGAGCCGCCACCATGCAAATCATCATTAGCACCCGCGCTGAGCAAGCCGCAGCCGATATCACCGCCGACCAGCGCGCCCTTGTGCGCCGCTGGACTGATTTTTGCCAAGACGATGCCCTGCGCCGCGCCGCCCTGTATATCGATTATCAGCGCACCCGCCAGATAAGCCGCTGGAAAGATGCCCCGCGCGCGCAGCCCTTTTTGGTACGCCGCGCCAGTAACCTAGAAATTATCCGCACCGCTAAAACCCTCACCCGCGCGCTGCAGCTGGCGCACGAACTCACCACCTGAAAGGAACCTAAACCATGAGTGAATTAATGCAGACATTGATTGACCGCGACGGACTAAGCCGCTCGGAAGCCGCAGCCGCTATAGCCGAGGCCCGCCGCCGCATATATGAAGACGGAGAAGATCCCGAAGAGGTCCTATGTGAAGAATTCGGACTCGAGCCGGATTATGTTTTCGACCTGATTTAATGCCACCCAGGCCGGCCACCGCGCCGGCCACCATTGGAGCCAATGCCATGACATTTTTCCGCAATTATGAGCGCGCCGTAGCTATCCGCAACGCCAACGCCGCAGCCGACCCTGACTGGCAATATATCTTGCACCTAGTATCAACCCGCAGAATGAACCGCAACGTCTGGGTTATAGAAATCCTTGACGAAGATGGAACCCTCGTTGGCACACTGTAAAGGATAACGACCATGCGCCTATTTAATACCGCCCTTTGCGCCGCTTGCCTAATCCTGGCCGGCGTATGTTTAGCCGCCTGGACGCTCGGCCACATTGACCACGCCAGCGGATTTTTTACCACCGGCACAAGCTTATTTTGCGCCGCCCTTGCCCGCACACAACCCGAAATCGACTGAGGCCGACCATGCACAGACTGAACGATTACTACGAAGAAACGCTTGCCGCCCATTGGCTGCCGGCACTGATAAACGCCGATTACACCGGACTTTCGGACGACGAAGCCGCCGAGCTTGACGCTTACATGATGACATTTTGCGCGCTGCCGGACTTGACCATCAGCACCGCCGACGAGCACCCACAATTCGCCGTCGACGCTGTAAGCCGCTTGCACGCCGACTGCTACACCGTTCGCTTTTACTTCACCAACCACGCCCGCTATCCGCAGCAGCACGCCTTAGACCTCAATTAATAGGAGCAATCATTATGAAAACGACAATTTCTGTTTACGACTTTCGCGATGCCTTCCACAAAGCCGGACGCGGCAACCAGTTCAGTTATGAAGGGTTGCAAGTTTTGTTTGATTACATTGAGGAGGTCGAACAATCCTGCGGTGAGGATTTTGAACTCGACGTAATCTACCTTTGCTGCGATTTTGCCGAAAGTGACTGGCAAAGTATTGCGGAGGATTATGGCATCGACCTTGACGGGCTGGAGGATGATGACGAGCGCGAGGCGGCAGTGCTGGACTATCTCGCCGACGAGGGCGCTTTAGTCGGCAACACAAAATCCGGCATTGTTTACCGCCAATTCTGAGGAGTTATAAAAATGAAAATCACTGTACGCGCTGAGAAAAATTACGGCATCGAAGTCATATACCCGCACGACGAAGCCGCACAGATATTTGCCCGCATAGCTGGCAAGAAAACCCTTACAGCCCACGCCCTGCGCGATATCGCCGCGCTCGGCTATGAAATTGAAGTATTCAGCCCGACACCCCGCACAATCGCCGCAATGGAGGCCGCACGATGAAACCGACCGCCGACGAACTACTAACCGCCCTGCGCGCGCTTTTGCCCTACGCTGAGAACGAAGCCCACGCCTTGCAAGAACTTCGAGATTCTGAAGTAGCGGAAGCCGAGGCCGAAGCCGCCTGGCAAGCCGTAGAACACGCCTTAGAAATCATCGAACGCGCAACAGCCAGCCAATAGGAGATCAGACGATGAATATAAATTACAGCGATTTAGGCGGCAAAGAACTTGCCAAATTTTCAGAATACATTGCCGATTATTTGAACGAAGAATTAGATCGCGCAGGAGTTGAATACAACTTTGACCGCTTTCAAGTTGAAGATGCCATATCCGCTTACATCGGCGGCGCAGCAGACCACAACTAACAGGAGATCAGACGATGAAAATTAAAACTTTCGACAATGGCAGCTACACAGTATTAGAAGGCGACAACGTGCGTCACTTCTGGACTGTTAAGGTCTACCGACCAGACGGAAACCTGCACGACAAGGTGAGATGCGATGACTACCGCAACGCGCTTGCCTACGCGCGCGCCTTCAATCAAATTGCAAAGAACTTTTAAGGAGATCAGACGATGAACTACACTTATTATTGTAAATATTGCAACAGCGATAATGTGTGGGTTGAGGGTATGCGACACCTTAATCACGCAGACACATTCACAGAATACGAAAGGTTTTATTGCGGCGAGTGCGAGAACGAAATCAAGTCGGTAGGAATAAGGGGCGGAAATAAAGACCTGTTATCCTGCGCCCATGACTGAACACCGCAGAATGTTTACCCTGTACCTGATCGAGGATGAACTCGGTCAGGTCAGGGTTGTCTCCGATTACAGCGGGGCTGGCGATCGCTGCCTGAGCATGGGCGTGGAAATAATGTCCATGCTGGCAGCGGTGCAGCCGTTCTCAGACGGTGGCCTATCGCTCGTAATGCCGGCTCGCACCGATGTCGAGCATTGATTGAGTCAGGCTTTGTGTAAACCCGAACAAGCCGACACGCTGCGCGTAATCGTTTGCATCTTCATTTTCTCGATCAGACATCCAGACCGGCCAGCCTATTTCAGCCGCAGCCGCCTGCCCTGTACCAGACTTGTCGTTGTCCGCGATCACAAGCCCAGGCTCCAGCCCTGCTGCTACCTTGACCATATTGCCAGCGGAAAAGCAAACGTGAATTGTGTACCGCCGCTTCAGTTGCTTCATGGCCGCGCGCACAGACAGCGCAGTCGCATACCCTTCGCAAACGATGTTCACGCCCTTATTGTCAAAGACGAAGGCCGCGCCCGCTGTTTTCTGGCCGTACAGGAATTTCTTTTGACCATCCGGCCATATCTGTTGCAGCCCGACCAGCGACTTGCCGCAACGCATGGGGATGAGAAGGACAGGCTTGCCCTCGATCATCAGCACGCTGCCCTGTTCATCAGCAAAACCCTTGTTCACCAAGTACGGGTGAGTCGAGTAGCCGCTTTCGTTCAGCATTGCCACCGCCTTGCTGACCGCTTGCGTTGCCAGCTTCTTGCGCTCCTGCTCTGCGCGCGCTTGGCTGATGATGATTGCCCTCATATCAGGTGAGTTCAGACGGTTGTCAGGGTCAGGCTTCCACAATGCCACGACAGTTGATACCGCATGGTTCTGCACGAATCCATGAGTCCCCATGTACTTGACGCTGCCGTTCTTCTTCTTTGGGTGATCTTCTGTCCGGTAACGTTTCCATACACCGACCGGCGGCAACTCGTTGATCAGGATGCCATGCGACCTGGCAAACTGGATGAAATCCATTATCTCCTCCCTATCTTTTTCAGGAATGCGTGCAGCTTCTTGTCGATGAACTTCTTGGTATCAGCCGATAGCATCTGCGGGTTGGTATCGCTCAGACCTTTCGGCCACACACCGAACTTCTCCCTGTAGGTATGGCTTGCCCTGCCCTTCGACCATCCTTGATAGCGCATGAGCCAGACCATCTGATTCCAGAAGTCCTGCTTGCTTTCCCGCGAGACTGTGCCGGACAACTCGACCATCTCACCTTCGACCGCGATGACCTTGTTCTTGCGCTCGCGTACATGGCCGCAGTTCAGACAGGTATCACCGCTTGGCCAGAAGGCTGCACACACCGGACACTTAGCTGCCTCCTTCTCCTTCTGCGTGGGTTCCTTCTTGGCCTTCTCCTTGCCCTCGTCCAGCTTGTCTACGCCCTGCTCGTACACCTCCTCCCAGTCCTCCCGGAAGCGCAGGTAATTGCCGCTATGGTCTAGCCAGATGGCGAACTCCTTACCCTCATGGCCACGCATCACGCGCCCCATCTGCTGGATGTGGGAGGATAAAGACTTGGAAAACGGACGGGCAGACACGCCGATCATTACGTCAGGCACATCGAACCCTTTGGTCAGGATGTCTGTTGCGATCAGGCCGGTGATCTTTGTGTCAGGCTTTGAAAAGTCCTCGATGACCTGCTTCTTCCACTCCTCATCATCCCGATAGCTGATGCAGATGAAGTTGTATCCCTGCTCTTGGAACTTGGCGGCCAGATGGGAACCATGATCGACACCACTGGCAAACACAATGGTCTTGCGCGGCTCGTTGAATATCTCATGGGTCTTTTTCACCCACTCGGTAACGATGTCGCCGGTGATCTTCATGCCACGATCAGACGCCTCCTGCTGCGACCATTCGCCCGCCACCTTCTTCGCGCCTGCCATGTCAATCTCTTTAGCGATGAACACGCGCAGCGGAACCAGCATCTTCTGGTCTACCAGTTCCTTCGTGGTGACAGGGCTGACAACGTGGTCGTATATCTTGCCCAGACCTTTAGTGAACGGCGATGCAGTCAGACCGATGACGCGAACGTCAGGATTGTTCTTGATGAACTCGACTGTCTGCTCGCGGGTTTGATGGCACTCGTCCACGATGAGAAGGTTCAATCCTGGGAATGAGCCGCGTCGCTCCAATGTCTGCGCTGAACAGACTTGGATGTTCTCGTACGGACGATACCGCCAGTGCCCTGCTTGCATGACACCGTGGTCTATCTTGTAGCGTTCTAACCTGCGGCTTGTCTGATCGCACAAGACCACGCGGTCAAGAAGCATTGCGGCTTTGTTTCCTTTGGCTTTCGTCGCTCGCATGAGTTCGATTGCCATCTCGGTTTTTCCTGCGCCTGTAGGAGCATAGAGAATCTGTGCTCTCTTCCCTTTGGCAAAACCTTCTCTAAGAAGGGCGAGCGCCTCTTCTTGATACTGCCGTAGTTGCAGCATTGTCTCTCCTTGTACTGCC